CGTCACCGCGTTGTAGTCCAGCAGATGCGAGGGCCAGGAGCCGTTGTAGTTCGTGCGGAGCACACCCGGCACGCTGTCTCGATCGACCCGGTACTGATTCGTCGCGAGCGTGGCGGTGCTCTGAGTCTCCAGCGTGTAGGTCACGCTGACAGCCGTCGTGGTGCCGGCGGTCGCCATCGGCGGGCGGGGCAACTCGATCTCCACGGGGAACGAGTCCAGCGTCATTCGGTACTGCGTATGCACGAACGTCTCGTCGCAGTACGCCTCGCACCACTCGCGAGCCGCCTTGATGTACGCCGCGATCAGGGCATCGTCGGTATCGACATCGACCCGGCAGTGCGACTTCGCCTCGGCGAGCGTGACCGGCTCAACCGCCGGCTGCGTCAGAGTCTTGAGGCTGCGGTATCGCATTCGGTTTCCTGCCGCGTCGCGGTCGTGCGTCAGCCCGCTCGACCTCGGGCTCGGCCGTCGCCGTCTCGATCAAATCCATCTGCGGCTCTCGCACGGCAATGCCGTCACGAATGAGCCGCTCCGCTGTGTCGCCCTCGCAATCGACCACCCGGCCGACGGTGTAGGTCGAGTAGTTCTGCGTAAGTCTTATTTTCATGATCCGGGGGCACTCCATGCAGTTTTGGGCTTACCGTTCGCGGTGTAGTCGCCGACGTATTGAAACACGGGCTTCTGGAGATCCTTGCCCGGCCAGACCGAGACCCACTCGCCGTGACCGATCGCGATCCGGGGGGAGATGTAGACGCGGTTCCCGCCGGCTCGGAACTGTTTCCAAAAGTGGATGTCGGCGTCAGTTCTTCCCGATTCGTAGTCCCCGTCAGCATTCGGGATGTCTTGGAACCAAGGCTTCGGCGTTCGCTTCAACGCCTTGGTCGAAATCAGCGTGCAGCCGAAGTGAGCCGAATCGACTTCCTGCACAGGCTCGGCGAACCAGCTCATCGGCAGTTCCGTAGACCCGTCCTCGGGCGGCTTGTCGAGCGTGCCGGGCAGCGTGAACATCGGGCGACCGTCCTCCCGTTTCACTTGCAGCGGGGCGAGGGCGTCGCACTGAAAAGCCATCGCGATCGCGACCAGTTCCTCGACCGTCTTCTTGTCCCAAAACGAATCCATGTCGGTGCAAAGGATGTACTCGGTTTGGTCAACGAACTGGGAGAGGCACCGGGACAACACCTGACCCCACAGAGCACCCTGCCCGAGCGTCGGGCGGATGCCGAGTGGCATGAGGGCTTGAGCCCAGCCGAAGACATTCGAGAGCGGGCCGAATCGCGGGCCACTCATCACGCACTCGATCCGAACATCGACATCCGTACCGCCGACCTTGACGATCATGAAGCCCTCAAATAGAGATGGCGGGCACGGCTCATGCCGCACCCGCCATCCACTGTGTCGAGGCTGTCAAGCGATCAGCCGCTGTACTTCGCGAGCACGCCCTTCGCGGAAGCCGTCTCGGGGCCAGCCTCACCCTTGCCCAGCCGAGCCACGATGGTCGTGGCCAGCGAGGTAGCGGGAGTGGCATCGACCTTGACGTATCGGCCCTTGCCGCGAAGGTCAACATCGAGCCGCACCACGCTGGGCTGAGCCGTCACGGCCACGCTCGCGGCGGGAACCGCCACGGTGTAGACCGAGGAGCCCGCCGTGTTGGTGTCGCCCTGCGAGAGCGTCAGCACGTTGAGGATCGACGCCGAGGTGTTGGCCGGGGTCGCCGAGACCGCCACCACCACATCGACTGACGCGTAGTCATAGCCGAGGGTGTCGATAGTCAGGGTCGCTGTGCCGGCAGCACTCGTGACCGTCGTGCCAACGACCGTCTTCGTAGCTTCGAGGTGATTCACTGGTCAGATTCTCCTAGGAAGGGGTCAGAGGTCACGAGGCGAACTTGAGGGCGACGATGGGGCCAGCCTTGGTGGCATCGCCGAGGTCGTGAGCAACCATCGCGACGCGAGCCGTGGCGAACGTCAGCAGCTGGTCGAACTCGATGAACCGGCTGGCGTCGGTCTTCACGCTGATCTCGCGGCGGGTGCCCATCGTGCAAGCCTGCGAGAGATCGCCGAACAGGCAAGCGATCTGATTCGCGGTGCCGGTCAGGCGGCTCTCCAGGGGATGCACAAGCACCACCGGGAAGCCCAGGAAGGACAGGTTCGCACCGCCAGCCACGTCGGCCTGATTGTTGCCGCTCGCAGCCATCATGAGCCGCAGCATCGAGGAACCGTAGCCGGCGGGGCTGATGTACCACTTGGCATTCCGCCGAGCGTACAGGGGCAGCCGGGCGACCACGTTCGTGTAGTCCGAGAGGTCGAGACCGCTCGTGCCACCGCCGAAGGTGTTGTTGCCGGTGTCAGCCGTCACCACGCTCGCGGCGTGCGTGCCGTCGTTGATGGCGACCGCCACGCCCACCGTGCCGTGATAGAGCGAGCCGTTTCCGGTTCCGATGAACCCGGCGTTGTCGTAGGCTTCACTGAACGCCTGGGCTGTCTCGACGGCCATTGCGTCACCAAGTGAAATCACAGAGTCTTCCATGAGGCTCATGGGCACCCTGTTGTCCACGCCCCACAGCTTCGCCACGAGTTGCACGTTGTCGAAGGTCACGTTCGTGCTCTCGGGAGCAGCGTTCTCACCGATCGGCTTCGCCGACAGACCGCCGGTGCGACGGGCGATCAACAGCGTGTCGCTGTTCATCGTCACGTTGCGGGCGTTCGCCGGGAAGGCACCGAACTCTTCGACCAGCCGGATGATCTCGCTGGAAAGCTCGTCATTGGTCAGCACACCGCCGAGCGAGTTGATTCCGCCAGCCTGGGCACGGAAGTTGACGCCGTGATCGTGGCACCACCGCCGGGCTTCGTCATCGTTGAACAGGCTCGCCTTGGCAGCCATGCCCGCACGATATGCCCGCTCTTCGCAGCGGAAACCGCGAAGGGGGCGATGATTCTTCGGAACGGCGTAAACTTTGGCGCGACTCTCCACGGCAGTCTCCTCGACGGTGGCTTCGATCTTCTTGGCGGGAGCGGCACGCTCCAGAACGCTGCGGAGCTCAAGCTCCTTGGCCTGCACGCGGGTCAGGAACTCGATCCGCTCCTTCAACTTGTCGGCCCGAACTTCGAGCGACCGGAGCGAAGCCTCTTGCTCTTCGGTCATCGGCTCAGCGGGAGCCTCACCCTCGGGAGCGTCCTCGGTCATCGCCTCCATCTCGGCGACAACGCCAGCCAACTCTTCGAGCAATGCCTTGATCTTGTCCACGAGGGAGGCTCCTGTAGTCGGGTTCGCGGCAACGCGATCGCGTTCGCCTACCCCGAAACTAGGAGCCACGCCCCGGAACCATGCAGTTAGGCACGCTCGGCAGTAAACAACTTTCGCCGCACTTCAGTGCCGTGCACGATCTGCTTGTCGGTGCAGCCGCACCGCTGGCACCGCAGATAGCGAGTCTGATACTCGCCGCTGCGAACGCTCGACGCGACGGCGTACTTGCCATCGCGGCACCGGGGGCACGAATCACCACTAGCGGCCATGCTGCCTCAGATACTCGCGAATCTCTGCGGCACGCGACCGGGCAAGCGAACGCCTCGCCACCTCGATCTCCTGCTGCTGCCGGTACTGGTCGAATGACCGCTGGGCGACCTTCACATCGGCGTCGGGATACGCAGGAAACGTCACCGGCCCGACATCGAGTAGCGAGTCAATCCGCTGGATCGTCCGCACGCTGCGACCGTCCTCGACCGCCCACGAGTCGCCGCCGCTTGGCACGGTGAACGAGAACGACGAGCCCTTCACGATGCCCGCCCGAATGTTGCTCGCGATGTCGCGACCGTAGGTCGTGTCGGGCACCGGGAACTCATACCGCAGCCCAACCTCATCGACCGTCATCCGCAGCGTGCCGGGGTAGCGGGCGAGGGGGTAGTTCGGGTCGTGATTCCACAGGGCTCGCGTCTCCAGCGGCTTCCGCCTGCCGCGACGCTCGGCGACCAGCCCGAACGCACCGGGGTCGATCCGCTCCACGAAGTCGCCCAGGTCGAGGGAGAGCACGCCGAACTTCGCTGCGTAGCCAACGACGTACTCCCGCTCGCTGCCGTCATCCTCGCTGCGGCTCTCGACCGCAAGCAGCGGCACCGCCGACTCGATCTCGTCAATCGCCAAGGAACGCCGTTCGATGTTGCCCATGATGCTCCTGCCTTCCTCGTCTGCCGCTTCGATCTGCTTGGTCAGTTTGCTCGCCCACGCTTGCCCCGGATCGCCGCCCCACAGAGCCCACGCGATCCGGCCCGCACTTGGGAACCCGTCTTGTCCGGGGCTCCAGCCCTCGCCCTGCTTGTCCACTTCGTGCCGGGCGAAGTAGCTCGCCATCCGCTTCGCCGTGTCGGGCGAGATATTCGTTCCGTTCGACAGGTCTCTCGCTCGGGCAACGCCGACTGCCGTGCCGCCTCGGCCGTACTCGTCTCGCCACGCGAGCCCTTTCGCTGCTTCCTCCTGCACGCCAGCCGGCGGGCTGAAGTCGATGTGGTCATACTTAGCCACCCTTCCGCCTCCGAGGCTTCCGCTTCGGCTTGCCGTAGGCGTTCTCCTCAACCGGCGGCGGCTCGGGCAGCGGGTCGATCTTCGTGAGCGTCGAGACCTTGTGACCGACTTGCGTCTCGGTCGGTCGCCATCCGCCGCTCACTTCTTCGTAGACCGTGATGAGGGCGGCCGGGTCTTCCTCGGTCGCGTCGATCTTGAAGTCGGTGCCGGGGATGTCCAGTGTGCCGTAGTCCATCACATGGTCGATCCGCCCGCGAGCACGACCGCCTGGCGAATCCCACGACACGAAGTCGCCCTCCGCGACGCTGCCGGGGGCGGCACGCGACTCAGCGGTTTCCTCGGCGGCAGGAGCCTCGGGCTCGGGGGCAGGCGGCTCCGCAACCGGCTCGGGAGCGAGGGGCTGCGTGCTCGTGCCCGCGAGGATGCGATCAACCGCAGCCGGTGGGATGCTCGGGAACGATGCGAGGATCAACGCCCCAGCCGCGTCAGTGGTCAGGAGCCCGGCACTGACTTGCGTCAGGATCTCTAGGATGCCGGTGATCTGGGCACCGTTGAGCGAAACGTCGGCGAGTTGCGGTTCATCAGCCTGGGCCGGGGCGGCATCCGCGACCGGCTCGGGAGCCGGGGCGGTCTCGTCCACCACGATCTCTTCGACCACGGTCGCGGGCATCGGCTCGGGAGCAGCCGCCGCCTTATCGAGCGTGGTCATGTTCAACTGCACGAACCTCACATCGCCGCTTTCGACCGGGTTGAGATTCTCCAGCGAGCGGATCTCATTCACGCTCAACACGCCAAGGTTCCACATCGTGTTGTAGTAGCTGGCTCGCCCGGCAGCGTCGGCCCGCAGCACGCCGCGAGTGTCGAACTCCGCGAAGTATTCATCGTCGCCTTCAAGCAAGTCGCGAGCGATCGAAGACTCGATGCGACGCAGATACGGCATCAGCCCGTTCGTCAGGAAGTCGAGCGATTGCTGTTCGATATTCGAGAACGACGAACGCGTGAGGTCGCCCACCAGATGCGGCGGCACGCCGAAGAGCCGACACACTTCCTCGACTTGAAACCGGCGAGCCTCAAGGAACTGGCTCTCTTGGTTGTTCCCGCCGAGCTCCGAAACTTTGAGCCCGCCCTGCAATACTGCCGTTCGGTTGCTTCGGTCTGGGCCGCGATGAGCCCTCTCCCACTGATTCCGCGTGTTCTCAGCCGCCTCGGGCGAGAGCATCTGATCGGTGGAAAGGATCACGCCCGGCCGGGCACCATTCCCGAAGAACGTCGCCCCGTGGATCTCGCACGCCCGAGCCAGCCCAATCGCATCGCGGGCGAGCTCAATCGTGCTCATCCCGTTCACGCCGTCATCCGACATCCCCCGCACCGACATCACCGCGTCTTGCGTGTAGACCGTCGAAGAGCCCGACGCCTCGCGGTACGTGTACCGCAGCCGGTTGTTTTCAAGTTGCTCAGTCTTCACCCGGCTCGGATGCAACGGCACGATCTCGCTGATCGCCCCGCCCGTGTAGACCTTCTCGTCAAGGGCGAACCCGTGCGAGAGCAAGTGCAGCATCATCTGCTCACGCCACTCGAACGAGGTCTGCCACGAGTTCGGCTGCGTGTGCAAGAGCCGATAGAGCGGATGCTCGCGGGCGACCTCTTTGCCACCACCCGGAAGCCGGCGGTAGAGGTGCAGCGGCAGACCGGCGACGCTGGTCGAAAGCACGCGGATGCACGCCAGCACCACGGTCGACCGGAGAGCCGTCTCGGCGTCCACCTTCACGCCGCTCGGATTGCGGTTGCTCGAAGCCCAACTGCCAGACTCGTAATCCCAGTTGCGGGAGTCGTCGCCGGGGAGCCAGAGGATGCGGTGTGCGTTGGCGATCATAGGATCAAGATGGAGGGTTCGGCGGCGGGCTTGTTCGTGATCTGCGAAGACTCCCAGCCACCGAGAGCGAAGATCAGAGCCACGATCCCGTCGATGCGACCCGTGCTCTTCTTCTTCACCGGCCGCACGTCCTCAAACGAGTTCGTCTCCACCGTCACATTCGCCGACATCCACGAGAGCACCGGGTTGCCACCGTGGCGTATCCGGTTCTGAAGCACGAGCGATTCGAGCCGCTTCGTGCCCGAACTCATGCCCCGGAACCCTTGGCTCCATCCTGACACTTTGAGCCCCGCCCCTTGCAGTTCCACGGCAAGCTGCACCGCCCCGGTGAGATCCATGTAGACGTGCTCGATCTGGTGCGTCTTGGCGTACTCCAGCACGAACTCCCGAATCTTCGAGTGGTCGATCACGTTCCCGTCGGTGGCGGTGATGTACCCCGAGTTGACCCAGTGCTGGAACGGCTGGCGGTCGGTTCGCTCTCGCTCCATGATGAGATCGCGGGGAGCCCAGAACATCGCATCGACCTCGAACTCGTCGTTCTCGCACGGGTAGAGAGCGACCATCGCGGAAAGGTCGGTGCTCTTCGAGAGATCCATCCCGAGGATGCACTTCCGCCCGGCGAAGGGCGAGGTCGGGCCACCCGAGCACGCGGCCCACTTCTCGGGATCGAGCCAGCGGTTCGTGCTCTCAGTCCAGACCCCGAGCGAGTAGCGGAGCCACCCGTTCAGCTTGGTCGCTTTGTTCTTCGCTTCGCGGGCATCCGCCGCGAACGATTCCTCGGTCATGGTGACGCCCATGCCGGGATTCACCCGCCGCCACACCGCCGGGTCGAAGTAGTCCTCCGAGCCGTCAGTTCTCGCCCCGAAAATCTTCCCGTAGAAGCGGGGATCGTAGTTCGGGTCGGCGGCGGTCAACTCCGCGTACTCGTGTTGCTCCCAGCAAATCGTGTCGCGGCGGTCGCCGGCCGTGGTGATCGTGCAGAGCAGCGGCTCCCGCCTGGAGCGACCCGAGTACCGCAACGCCTCGAACAGCCGGCGATCGGGCCACGCGTGCAACTCGTCGCAGAAGACGAACGAATAGGACGGGCCTTCCGCCGCCCCGGCATCTCGCGAGATCACCCGCAGGCTCGATCCCGTGCTCATGCACACGATCGTCTTCCGCGAATCGACCACTTCGAGCGACGCCGCCAGTTCCGGCGACCGCTTCACCATCGCGGCGGTTTCGTCAAAGATGATCGCCGCTTGGTTGCGATCCTTCGCCGCGATGCACCCGAGCTCGCCCTCACCCTCCATCAAGAGATGCCAGATCGAGAGGCACGAGAGGAGCGTGCTCTTCGCGTTCTTCTTGGGAACCTCCAGATACGCGAGCCGATACCGCCGCAGCCCGTCCTCGGTTCGCCACCCGTAGAGCGGCTCGATCACGTCCTGCTTGTGCCACTCCAAAAGCCGCATCGGCTCGCCGGCCTTCGCGGTCGGGGAGTCTTTCGTGTGGCAGCACACCGACTCCAAGAATCCGACCACGAGATCGGCGGCGTCTTGATCGTAGGTGTAGCCCGCGACCCGCTCAGGCTCACGCCTTGCGGGCAGCCTTGAGGGCTCGGAACTTGTCGATCGCGCTTTCCGCCTTGGCATCCGGTTCCACCTTCAGCGAGGCACGAGCGGCAGGCGAGAGACCGAAGTCGCTCTCCAGTTGCCGCAGTTGCCCGGCGAGCTTGTGGGCGATCGATACCTCGGGCCGCTGGGCGATGTACTTGATCTCGCCGCCGTCATTGAGGATGGGGTACGTGTCGCCTTCCGCCTTGAGTTTGACCCGCACCGCAAGCCACCACTCCCAGGTATCGCAGTACCGGGCGAGTGCCTCGACATCGGCCCGCGTCATCACCCGCGTCGCCTGGAGCATCGGCAGCAACTCGCCCCACCGGGCGGCGGCGACTTCGCCCAGGTGTGGCGGCATCGCGATGCCATCGGCCGGCGGCTGCGGCTCGGCGTCGTTCAACTTTTGCTTGCCGGGGTTCCCGCGAAGGATCTTTAGTTCGGTCGGGATCGGTTTCGGCCCGCGTCTTCCCATGCTTTACCTCACTGCCGCTTTTTGGGGCAGGAAAAACGGCGGCGGATTGCGGCCCCTACCCGGCTACCGTTACCGTCGCTTACCCTTACCCATAGGAACATCGGGTTTTCCTCAGACGTGCGATTTTAAGAACAGATGTACCCTACCCCGTTGCCACGCTCACGATCTCGCAAATGCCAATCGCCTCTGCCCATCCCACTTGTTGCCTCTTTCTGAGTTGCACTTGCGGTGAGCGCATTTGACATTATGCCAATCATGATCGCCGCCCTTGCTGAGAGGGATGGGGTAATGATCGACTGTTGCTTCCATCGGGTGGTTGTTTGCCCAATGCCTCAAGCATTTCTTTTTGCACACATGGCATCGCCAGGCATCTCGCTCAAACACCTTGCGTCGCGTAACGCCCGCAACGTAGTTCCCTCCGTACTTCCTGCACCTCTTGCGGTATGTGCCCTTTTCTCGCTTCTCAATCCTTCGCTCTTCCCTCTTTGCTTCTACTAAGCACTTGTTGCACATCTTGCGACGCGACACGCCGCGTGCAACGCATGGGCTTCCGCACTTGAAGCATGCGACCTCGCTCTCTGATTTAGTCAAGCACTCTATTGAGCAGAATCTCGCCTCTGGGCCATGAGCCGGATCGCCACATATCTCACACAACTTCCTTGCGTATAGCCTGCTCACCTTGCGTAGAAACGCGTGCATATTGCCCCGCATCTCTTGGATCGGCTTCCGCGATGGAGCACATGCCCAGCGACCACCTCGATGCCAGATCGACTCTAGCTGCCCAGTGCGATCCCAGGATTGAATGCCCTCTTTCTTGGCAGCGTTGTAGCACTCACTGCCGCAATACTTGCTCTGGTTCGGATTGAGTTGAGATCCGCACCGCAAACACTTCCTGCCCTTGAGCTTCCTCTGCGGCTTCGGCTTCCACTCGCCCGACTTGATCTTGTCCTTGCGGGCCTGGATGTAATCCTGCCTCGCCAACTCAGAGCAAGCCGAGCAATGCCGCGACCTCGCCATCGCATTGGCACCGCTGGCCGTAAACTCGCAGCCGCACCGTTCGCACCGCTTCGACTCTTCGGCCGGCAGCCTGCCCTGCTTCCTTGCCTTGCACCGCTGCTGCTTGCAGCACTCGGGGCAGGAAACCATGTCCTTGCCCTTGAGCGTCACCCAATGCGAGCCACACCTCAAACAAGCCATTTGCCACCTCCTTGTGGGTGGCACTAGTGTACTAAGTACAGGTGGTTTTCCTAGCGACTTTCTTTCGCCGTTTTCCGATTGTGGCATCGCATACACAAGCACTGCCCGCCGGCAACGTCATACCGGCTTCGCCCATCGCGGCAGACCTCGCTGCCGTGTACCACAGGCGATACATGGTCGGCGTGAGCCTCACGCCGCACAGCACACACCCGCCCGCAGTCCTGGCACTGCCAGGCGTCACGCGTCAGCACCGCGAGCCGCCACGCCTTGTGGCTGGCTGAGCAGTACCCACGGGCTGCCGCGTTGGGTCGCTGCTCTGCCGCAGTGACGCTAGCGGAGCGGAGTCGCGGCGGCCTGTGAGTGGGTATGCGAGTGGGCACGGGCTCACGACTTGAACGAGACCACGCCGACAGTGCCGGTCGAGTTCGTGGTGCCGCTGACGATCCGCACGTAGGGAACTGCGAACACGGCATCGGGAAGCGAGTAGATCCGCCCATCGGTCGTGCTCGGGGCGAGGGTGATGTCAGCGGCGGAACCGTCCGCTCCGTAGACGCGGCGATACGGGCCAGCCTCGGCGATCGCACCCCAGCACTGGAGGGTAGCGGATGCCGTGACCATCGTGCCAACCGAGATGCAGCCGCCGGCCATGTCATCGACGCGGATGGTGGTCGCGTCGGCGGTTGCCGTCCCGAGGGTGATTGAGACGTTA